TACATCATTACTTACAGTAACTGCTGTTGATGCAGTTAAAGCTATGGTTGCTTCACCAGCTATTGTCAAAACACCATCACCTGACTGATGGACAAAACTCGCTGCATCTCCAAATGTTAGTTTGTTAGTGCTGTTTAATGTTAAGCCAGTTCCATCAGTATGAGTTAGTGTAGTATCGTTATCAGCACCAAATCCTAATATTGCACTATCACTATTTAATTTAAGATCATGGCTTACAAGAACTGCTGTTGAAGCATTTAAATCAATGGTTGCTTCACCATCTACTGTTAAAACACCATCAGAACTTTGATGTATAAAACTTGCTGCATCACCAAATGTTAATTTATTGGTGCTATTAAGAGTTAATCCTGTGCCATCTGTGTGTGTTAATATGGTATCAGCATCTGCACCAAACTTTATTAAGGAACCATCTGTTGATAACAATAAATCATCGCCAACTGTAAGGTCATCACCAACTGTAAGGTCATCTACTTTAGTTGTACCGGCTAAATTTAAATTACTAAAAACATCTGTGACTACTGCACCACTGCCAGCCCCATCTAAAGAAACAACTTTAGTTTCTCCTGGAAGTATGGTCACTGATGCACCACTACCTGACCCTTGTTTTATAAGTATGTTTTGTGAGCCACTTGTTCCATTTTTAATTATATGAACTCTTTTTATGGTATCAGGACTAATAGTAATGGTACAAGCCGAATCCAATGTTCCAGTATATATTAAGTATATTGCTCTTCCTGCATCAGAAGATGCATCCGCTACTGCTGTTGCATGGGTATTAGCGTTTGTTGTGATACCTTCTGTGCCAAATCCTAACGCTTCACCAACAAGTTCTAAGTTAGTGTTTGTTTTTGTACCCCACTGTCCCGACTGTTCGCCAGTGTTCATCTCTTCGAGTCTTAAATTATTTACAAATGTACTTGCCATTTTTTTATCCTTATGCTGCTATTTTATTCCAATTTGGTGTTTGCGATGTTACCACAGCTGAAAAATTTGGTGTTTGAGAAGTATCTATTAAACTCCAAACATTTTCTTCTCCCGTTGATCCAGTAGCACTTAATCCTACAGGAAAAACACCTATTGAGAAAACAGGTGTTTGAACATTGCCTATCGAACCTGTTCCTACGTTAGTCGAAGCCGTTACATTTGAACTCCCCGTCACACTTTCCGAGCCAACAGAACTCGTCATCGCACTTTGAGTAACCGGAACAGAAACACTTCCAACAAAACTTGTTGTTCCTACCGCTCCTGTCATCGCACTTTGAGTGACAGGAACTTCTATTGAGGGAACAACAGTAACAGAAGCTAGTGTAGTGGTTAAGGCACTTTGAGTAACGGAAACAGGAACAGCTTCATTCCATGCTGCTTGCCCCCATGTACCTCTACCCCAACCAGTTATATTAGCCATAGCTTACCTTACTATTGTTCGATTAAGCGATTCTTATAATAGCATTACTTGCATCAGCAGTTGGAAACTGAACTGTAAATGTTCCAGCTGTTGATGTTTTGTTACTTGTAAAGTCTAATACACAAACAGCAGCATCATTAGAAGCTGTGTCATTATATATTAATGCACCCATAGCTGTGATCGTAGCAGTTGTAAAACTTATATCAGCAAAATCTGCAAAAGCTGTTGCAGTAGAAGCAGATGTAGCAACAGTCGGAGCTACTTTTGTTATAGCTAGACCACCAGTTGTGTACGAACCACTTGTTGCAACTTCTCCAGTTGTTACATAAGTTGTTGTACCAAAGCCTAAAGTTGCAGTAGTAGAAGATTTACCACCACTACCTTCTGCATAAAGTGCTAATTTAAAGGCATTTCCATTTGTTGCAAAATTGTGTATGCCTAGCATTAATTCTTTTTTAAAAGAATTGCACATTGCTTGTGCTATTGCCATATTATAATCTCCTTATATATTCAGCCATTTCTTTATGACCACTTGATTCTAGAACTTGAATTATACTACCACGCTCTTCTTTTCTTGCCAAGAGCAGGTAGTGATAGAGGACATTTTTAAGATGTTCTCTAAATTGATTAGCTTGTTGCCTTATATGTGCTGGAGCCTCGTTAGATATACTAACTATTTTATCAACAGCTAGATCAGCAACTTGCTCATTTGTTAGACCTCCTTTATCTGAAGTCATAACATTAACACTTCCTACATCACCTATACCTAATTCAAACATTTTTACTCCTCATAAGTTACTCCTGGTATATCCTCTCTGCCAACTATATTAGGTGTTTCTTCTATTGGATTTGGAGGTTCTAATTTAGATTTTCTTGTGATCAACATACTACCTTGTGTTACTGTTGAAACAATAGGATCATCTAGTCTGTGATAACCATACAGTTTTTGATCATCTGGAACATTAGTATCTAATAAAGAAGAGTTGTGTGCTACATGAATTTTTATGTTTTTTGCAGTGGCTATAGCTAACCAAAATTCACAACAAGCTCTTCCCGCTTCGGCAAAGTTTACATTTTTATGAGTAAAATCAATGCCATATAAATGAATATCAGATACCTCTTTTGCTACAGCATAAGCAAGAGCATAAGCCACAGTATTATTTAAATATGCATATTTAGTTTTTTCAAGAACTTCTTGTAAAGGAAATTCAACAACATCTGGGCATCTATCATCCAAAACACATGAAATTATAGGTATGTCGAGTTTTTTCTCTAACCTTTGTTTCATAATATTTGTTTGTTTACCTGCGAACTTTTGATCTAAAAAACGAGAAGGAGGATCCATCATAAAACATTTATCGTGATAAATTACACCAGACATTGAGTTTATTGCCCAGACTTCATCAAAATGTTCACTTCTAATTTTTGCTAAAATATATTCTGAAAAGCTATTACCTAGCCCAACAATTGCTACACTTTTATCTTTCACTTTGGTACCTTTACTGTCTTTTGACTCTAGGTAATCCATCTCTATAAGCATCAGTATTTTCTTGACCTTCGCCATAAACTTTTAATCTAGACAAGGCTTCAGTAAATCTTGACGTATATAGTTGTAGTATTTCTGTTTCACCCTTCATAAAAGTGTAGGCTTCAATTAAACAAGCATAAAGTAAAGCGTCTGGAGCATTAGTGCTTATCCAAGTTGTACCAGAATCAACAGTCGTCAATGAAGCAGGTCTATAAAAATAGTGTAGCTCCACTGAATAGCTAGAGTCTGGAGTAGGAGCCACTATAAAGGTATCCACATCATATGATGCATAATACTTGGGAGAGCCTGTAGTTGATGGATTAGGGTTATATTCTTGTATAAAATTCACATCTTTCTGTAAAAGAAAAACATTATTACTGCTTGAATCAACATAAGATAAAGAAAAAGATGCTAAATAATCTGATGGTTTTTCTAGAAATTTATTACTAGAAGTCATAGCACCACTTACATTTTTTCTAAAATAATCGAGATCAATTGATTTGAATATTCTCTCTTCTGCATTTGTTACAAAAAAAGGAATTTCTGCAACAAAAGTAGACTCATCATTTTCAGTCCAATCTTTTATAGATTGTGTAAGTGTGGTGTATGTAAAACTCATGATGTACTCACTGTAACTGTTCCAACACTAGCCGTAGACTCATAACTTGTCAACTTTTTTCCTATAATACCATCACCAGTATTTGTATAAACTGCAAATATATTTAATTCTGTATCTTGATGTGGTCGTGGCTGATACAAGGCTGTCGGATCTGGGCCTGGGTGATTAGGTTTTAATTGTGGGTGCTTTTCTTCATACTCATCAGGACCTACTTTCAAACCATTCCATTCGGTTTTCATTTCTCGCAAGCGATAACGAAATCCAGAACGATCTGAAAACCCCCATGCTTTTTTTCCTGTTGCGTATCTTGCCATATCAGTAACTATAGTAAGTCATGCTAGGTGTTAATTTTAAAGGAGTGCTATTGGCATCCTCGGCTGCTGCTCTTTGAAACTCTTCTTCGTAAACTGATTTTAATAGTTGAACTCTTTCGGGTGCTCTTTTCATTGCTAAATAATAAGCAAGACCTGCCACCATACAAGGTAGAAATCTAAAAGGTGTGTCTGCATTGTTAACTAAACTATCTGCATCTTGAATACGACTTACAAAATAATAAACTAATGTGTAAGAAGCATCTGGAGTAGACCATAAAGTTATTGTAGGAATAGTTTGTCTATCAAAAAAGTATTGACTTGGTTGTCCAGTGCTTGCTTTATTAGGTATAGTTAAATACTCACCTCGACTCATTTGAGATAAGGTAAAATCAACATTACTACTGTTTCTTAAAACAACTTCTAGCAAGTCCACATAAGTAGCATCTAATGTATAAGTCGCTGTACCA